TTCCATATAAAGAATATCCTTGGGTTTGGTACGTTCTTTTGGTTGGACCAACGTACCATTCTTTTTACGCACCTTTTTAGGTGTTTTATCTTGGATGGGGCACTTCTTAAAGAGGTACATCTCAGGAACCGCAAACTCCTTCAATTTTTCGGCAACCTTGAATTCAAACTCAAAGGCACCATCGGTACTTTCCGATGTATCTATCTCTTTGTACGCGACATATCTACGACCATTATCGTTGATACTTCCACGGTACATCTTTCCAAATGCACCTTCACTTATAGGCCTACCTTTACCTGTACGAAGGGTAGGTGAGTTATACGCGGGAACTTTCAAGAAGTGTTCTGGAACACAAGCCTTCTCACCTTTGAGTAATTTCTTCAAGTTACTCTCAATGTTAGACATACTTACTATTAGTTAGAAAATTGTTATTCAAGAGAAGATCGTTTCTCGGATAGGATCTTCTTATCAATATTTAATCATTTTAGCCACCTGTACAAGTTCGTTAAACATTAACGACTGTTGACACATGACCAGAACCTTTGCAAGATTTGTTTTTGGTGTATAATCACCGTAACCTACAGAAGACATTGTTGTAAAGCTAAAGTAAAATGGGTCCAACACACTCTTAAACTGGAAATGCCCTGGTTCTAACGAACTGTATATGATTCCAAACAGCGTGGAAATTATAATTACGTTTCTCATCTATTATTTGTTTATATTTTTTTACTGATCAATTTCAACATCTTCCTCAATCTCGGGCTCCTCCTCGCTAGCCTCAACATCTACTTCAAGATCAGGAAGATCTAGTCCCTGGAACGCGAAGGAAGGAAGCTTCTCAGACTGCTCAAGGAGAACTTGCTGCAGACGGATAGTCACTCCGAACTTGTTGTCGATAAACCAGATCTGGTTAAGATCGATGATGGCCACCACCTTCTGTCCCTTCTCAACAGAGTCGAGAGAGACGCGCTCACGCTTCATACTGTAAGCCTCGGGTACAAAGGAACCATCACTCTTGGTGAGGATCTTAAGCTTCATAGTAGAAGGATATTGCTCCTTACCGGGTCGAACGATGGGCTTGTAGAGAGCCTCTTTGAGGACAGCCACATTGAAGTTCTTTCCGAGCCACTCCTTAGAGTTGTTGGCAACGGTATTGACTACAAGCTCATCGAGCTCAGTCATAGCCTTCAGGAGCTGAGTAGACTCAGCATTATCAGGGTCAAAAGAGAGGTCAAGAGAATAGCTGGTACGACCACTGGTCTCATCAGTGTAGACACTGAGACCGTAAGGGGAACGCATGAAAGGGAGTTGAACGAAGATCTTCTTGTTGTCGCTACTGTTAAGGTAGACCGCCTTTCCTCCATTCTTGTTCTTGCGAAGCTTGGAGAAGGAAACGTTGTTGGCGTTGAAATCGGAAAATTTTTGGATGGCAAGCGACATTGTTTGGTTGTTATATATTTTATAGGACCCGAAACTTTAAGTATATTTTTTTCTCAAGGTATTTTATAATGGGTATCTTTAAAGACTGTGGTTGTGGGTGCAACGGAGCTAAAGCTCAGGAGAAACTGGTCATCTCTCTGATGTCCGCGTTAATTTTCTTCGTGGTTGCTAACCCCCAGACGTTCATTATTATGCGTCGTATTCTTGGTCAATGGGTTGCCGGTCCTAACGGCTGCCCCAAGTTCGGTGGTCTCTTATTGCACACCGTTGTTTTCATGTTAATTGTGTGGGGAATCATGCTCCTCAAGAAGGAAAAGAAGCCTTGTAAGAAGGTTGAAGAAGAGGAAGAGATGATTTCGGTCGTTCCTGTGCCTATGAAGAACGCTCCCCTTCCTCTTCCCGGAATGAAGGAAGAGAAGATTGAGCTCGTTGACTCTGGTCTTGAGCTTGAGGGTATGGATGTGACTGGCTCTTTCGAGCATCCCGCTGGTTTGTAAATACACTTAATTTTCATTACAATTATTTATACCATTTTATGTGACTAACATGGTATATCTAGCACACTTTCAATAAATCGTTTACTTTTTGGACAATGTTGAGAAACTCATTCTTGGACTTAACATCAGACGGGTTGATAATTTCAAACTCAATTTGGTAGTCAGTGGTATCTTCAGCATCGAGATCGATTGCATCACCGGTTGACATAGTGAGGTCTATGGACAGATTTTTACGAACAAATGACTGACGATGCTTAGTTCTCTTACGATCCATATCACTGAAATCGTCAATCTCAGTAGGAGTTTCCTTACTGAATGAAATGCGAACATCGTAAGGTACACCCTTGATACGTTTGAAATCTTCTTTGTGAGTCGAATACTTTTGGATAATTTTTTGGTTTCCGGTATTTTCATCGATCGACATACGAATATTGTCTCGGTCACGGTAAAAGACTTCCTCTTGAGTCGTGAACACCTTTTCCCAACCTTGATATTTGGTCAGGGCACGGTATACACGATCGAATGTATCTTTTCCAACATTGGTATCGAACATCTTGCCATTGAACTTTCCAAGACGCATCTCAACCTCTATCTGGGGGTCGTTCTGATTCTCATCAAAGATTTTGTGAACTTTCTTGTATACGGATTCGGTATTCATGTTTACTTATCTCTATACCAATGCGTCTTCTTCTTAAGTTCTTTATCTTTGCGAATTTTAATGAATGGTATCATCAATGTTGGAAACACGTGTTATTTCAACTCAGCCCTACAATGTATGTTGAATATACCAGTAGTGAAAGAATATTTCACGCGTAGACCCTATGATGGTCATTGTGCATTTACTCGATTATTTTCACTACTGACTTGTCATTATTGGGATGAAAGTATAAAATCAACTTTCAACATTACTCCATTGTTGAAGGAATTCATCAAAAAGTTTTCTAGGTTTGCGATTGGAGAACAACATGATGTTCAGGAGGCTATCTTGTGTATCATAGATATCATAGAGAGATCTGTGCCACTCTTGAAACATTACTTTTATGGGAAGAAGATTCAAGAAACTATATGGCCAGGTGGTTCTAAAAAACGAGAGGAAGTTTTCAGTATGCATATACTTTGTTCAAACTCCAACGATTTCGGAGAAATGATGAAAGACAGTTTTAAATGGAATGTGTTGACTGATTATAAAGACGACGATGGTGTGGTACACAATGTAGCTACTACACGTTATTTATTGTCAGAGTACCCGAGTATTTTAATGGTGTCCTTTGACAAGAAATCAGTCATAAAAATTGCTGAAAATATAACAGTTGATAATCATGTATACGAATTGTTTGCTACATCGGTTCATGCAGGTATTCAAGATGATGGGCATTATTCAGCGTTTGTAAAAAATGGGGATACATGGTATTACATAGATGATGATCTAGTTAAAAAACACGAACTACCCGAAAAGGCTCCTTACTATGTACTCATGTACACTTTAAAAACTCGTTCATCTGTATGTCCTCCTTGATATTAACGATCGTTCGGTAGAATGTTCTACGGTTATTGGGATACGTTTTATCATGACGTCGTAATATAGGTTTCCACCACATAGGTACATCATTCATCATATATTGACATTCGAGGATAGCACCTTCTTCGAGAAGGGGGAGTTGATCCACTTTATCTGGGGGTATTTCACTTTCCATGTAAAGTTTACCCTTTTCCTGAACATACAATCTCCATATACCTCGTTGATCTTTCTTGACCATAAAATCAACTGTGTTTTTTTCTTTCGGTTTCCATTTAAACATGGTTTCATGTGTTCCCATAAGAACCTTTTCATATACGGGCGTGAATACAAGACCATCCATGCGTTCTTTTACAGTTGGTAAATAGTCATTCATAAATGAACCAAAATCACACATCGCGTGAAATTTTTTAACTTTTACTTTCACACGATCTGACTTCATCCCAATCAGACCCTTGACGACCTTTTCCATATGATCTAAACGATCTAGAAAATGTTTGTGACCAATCACCATACCCTCTGTCATCACAGCGTCGTATACGAGAAATGTATTTTCATACAACTCACCATCAAGTATAGTTCCGTCAAAAATACTTTTCTTGAAATTCAATGGTGCAGTGAACATTTCAAAATTTCTATTCACAAACACACACTGCTTCTTCCCATCGTACATGAGAGCAACCATCATGTAACGCACACCATCAGTTTTTTCACATACGACGTAATTGTTTTTCTGTAGTATGGGAAAATGCTTGAATTCGATGGAAACAGGTTGAGGTCCTGGAAATCTGTCTTTAACACCCCACGTGTCAAGAATAAATTTCTTCACGTAGTCATTCATACTCAATACGGGGTCTGTAACTTTAATTGGCTTTAACACCCGCAGCGTTGAGAATGTTGCTTATACATTCGTGACCGTAGGTCATGGTTAACTTAGCTGCTGTAAATGCGTGAATTTTGATTCCGTTTTCTCGGAATTTGAGAAACATCATATCCATGCGAGGAGGAATCATATTAACCCCAAATTTTCGGTCATTTTTGGGATTTTCGAGGGTTTCCGTGACAGATGCACAGTTCATAATCCATGCACGTGCAGAAGTATTCTTCACTGTATAGATATCCTCTGAAATTTCCTCGTCGACAGTTGTATCAAAGTTTAGACCCATTTGATGTTTAGGTTCGTCTACATCCTTTAGAACTTTATCCTTAAACAAATCCCAATCAATTCCTTCAACAACACCTGGAAATACGAGACACCCAATATCTTCATGTGGTTTAATAACTTCTGCAATACTGTTTTCATCCATGCTAATTCCAAAATCAACAAAGAGAATCCTATCACAAATTTTCATATGATTTTCGATGGCTTTAGCCTTTGCGTAGGGGTCGTCGGTTACGAAGGAGATTTCATTCTTATGTCCATGTTGAATACACGCAATATTCATTCGAAGAATGGTGTGTAATGTTTTAACATGGCATGATTTTGATCGAGTTACGATTATAGTTCCAAACTTCATTATTTACTATTATAATTTAAACCTTAAGCCTATCATTTAGACACCCCGTAAATGGGAGATTGCCTATATGTCCAAGTGTTGTGTGAATGTGGGCATGAATTTTTCCATCCATTTTCTGCCACCGGCGGCAGAATGCGTAATCTTCTGATAGATACCGACGGGTGTCTGGATCGATCATACAGTCAAATACAGCACAATAATCATCAAAGTCACGGTTTTGGTGATCATTTTTACACCAAAGTTCTGGGTACTTCTCGTGCATACGTTCAAATACAGAACGTTTAATTAACATGAAACCGGTCGGTCCATCTAGAACTTCAACAAATCCATTTTCAACTGATCGTCGATTAGAGCCTATGTTTACAACGAGACTAGACGACAACATTGCCATATTTCTATCATCACCATTCTTAATGGCTTCAGCTGCTTGATCCCACATTACCACTTTCTTTGGGTAACAAGCGACAGCAATATCATGATTGGATTCTAAAAGTTTCACTACGGATTCGGGGTCAAAGTCAACATCTGCATCTATAAACATAAAGTAATCCGCATCCGTTTTCTGCATAAAACGTCCAACTGAAACGTTACGGGCACGATGGACAAGACTCTCGTTTTCGGTCGTATCAAGCATGAGTTGAATACCTTTATTAATTAACAATAACTGTAATTTAATTATGCTAATCATATACTTATCTAAACATAAACCTCCATAACATGGAGTTGCTAAGAAGATCTTAACCATCTTTTAATAAGTAACATTCTTAGCCTCTAAGTGCTTTTTGATTATATTTTCAATCTTGTTTACCGTCGGAACCGAAACACCACATGTTGAACAAATCTCACCTTTTGTACACTCCGTCTTGAGTATAATTAAGATAATAGCCGAAGCTATACTGTTTGGTGTTTTACTCATGAGTTCCACGCAGTCTTCAATTTGGCTACATAACTTTGTACAGATTGGTCTGTAATTTCGTGTCGTATTGAATTTTCCAAGTAGGCGATGTACTACATCACATGGTCGAGTTGTGTAGTTTTTCTCTGTCTTCCCCATAATCGTCTCTTTAAAGATCTGAGTTGTGCGACTGATATCTTTACTTTGAATACCAAACATGTCGGCAATTTCCTTCGTTGTGCGAGGAACTTTAGCTAACCGACACGCATATAAAACGCAGTTCCCCTTGATACCAGTTCTCACTGCACCCCTCGTAAGTTTACTATCATCAAATTTTTTGTACATCATTTTAGCGTCTCGAAGAATTGTTTCGGGTAATGTGTAACACGCCTCATCGATACCTCTGTAGGCGTGAAATAAGGACCTGTCCTTGTGATTCATGGACATATGAAAGTTTATTTTAGCCATTCGTTTGACTTCATAACTCGTTCGTCCGGGACCCGATGTAGACATGACTGTGCCTTTCCCCCACGCATGTGAAAAGAGTTCAGGATTAGAGTTGGGATTTCCACAACGCGATGGATCGTTTACGCGACCATCCTCTCCTATACCACTCGTCCATTCGGCAGACTCATCAATAAAACCGTCTTCAACGAGTCCACATGAAGAACATACCGGAAGTCCTTCTGGTGTAATCACTTTTACTCCATCACATTCCGAACAAATATTTCTATTAACAACCGACTTTAATTCGTTTTCTTTCTTAATAAGTTTATCAACTTGATTCCATATAGCAGCCAATTCCATTGTAATGAATACGAATTAATAAATTCATGGAGAAGAACGCACTTAGGCTTACAAACTTCGTGCATAAGTTTCGATCATATCTACCGTCTCCTTGAAACTCTTGGCACCTGGAGTTGATGGTTTCCATTCATCCCATTCTTTATCGACGAGAGCCTGACCAGGTGGTGCCTCTATAGGCTGTCCATCTATTTCACTGTCTGGCACAATGAAATCGGCCATCTCGGAATCTGTATCTGAATCGTCATGGTCTTCGTAGATTTCACTGTCATCATCCTCTATGTCTATTTCGTCATAAATACTATACATATCATTACCTACAGTCTTCATTCCAATATCTGCAAAGGTTGTACCAGTTGGATAGTGTTCACTTACACTTTCGTAAGGTGCCGGACTTAAATCTCCGGTTTCTACCTGATATACACAAGCTGACTTATAGATCTTATTGGTTGGGGAAAGATATTTCAATCCTAGCGTTTTTCCAGTGTTCATACCCACCACTGCGTACATCTCATCTTCTATACCATCTTCATTAACTAAAACTTTTACAATATCATCCTGGAGTATGGTCTCGCGCGAGATCATACTTAGAGTTTTCGGACAAAAAATAATCAGGGCAAATAACACAGATGAAAGTTCAAATTTATTCAAAGGATGAATGTGACTTATGCGAGGCCGCCACCAAACTATGCAATTCAGAAGGATTCGATTATGAAAAAATTAAAATTGATCGAGAAGATTTGAAAAAGCTATGTGGTGGAAAACTCGACTCTTATCCTCAGATATTTATGAACGATCGTCGAATCGGTAACTATTTTGAATTCCAAGACTACATCGAAGATGAATATGAACCACTGTTAGAACCGACGTTAGACCGTTTTACAATTTTCCCTCTCAAACACCAGAACCTCTGGGATCTTTACAAGAAGGCCCAGATGTCTAATTGGACGGCAGAAGAAATTGATTTATCAAAAGATATGGAAGACTGGGTACAATTAACGGATAACGAACAGAAGTTCATAAAATATATACTCGCATTCTTCGCTGGGTCAGATGGAATTGTTTTTGAAAACATTAACAATAATTTTGCAGATGAAGTACAAGCCTCTGAAGCTCGTTCCTTTTATGGTTATCAGTGTCACAACGAAATGGTTCACGGTGAAACATATAGTAAATTAATCGACAAATATATCAAAGACTCTTCGGAAAAGAAACAACTATTTCAGGCTATTCAAACAATTCCTTGTATTGAACGAAAGGCTGAATGGGCCATGAAATGGTTTGACAAATCTAGACCATTTGCTGAACGTCTGTTTGCGTTTGCGTGTGTAGAGGGTATCTTTTTCAGTGGTTCATTCTGTGCTATCTTTTGGTTAAAGAAGAGGGGTTTACTTCCCGGACTCTGTTTCAGTAATGAACTTATTAGTCGTGACGAAGGTCTTCATCAGGAATTTGCAGTTGAATTATTTAATATGCTTCAACAAAAGCCTTCAAAGGATATTATTCATACGATTATAAAAGAAGCTGTTGAGATTGAAAAGGGTTTTATTTTAGATGCACTCCCATGTAGTCTCATAGGAATGAATTCCGAAAAGATGTCGGAATACATTGAATACGTGTCTGACCGTCTTTTAAAACAAGTTGGACACCCAACGATTTGGAATTCAAAGAACCCCTTTGATTTTATGGAAAATATTTCGTTGGATGGTAAAACAAACTTCTTTGAAAAGCGGGTTGGTGATTACGGTAAATTGGATGATGAAACTGAAAATATAGAGTTTAACGAAGAATTTTAAACGTTCTCTAATTCATCTATTTGTATACCACTTTGTTTTCGTTGCATTTCATCGCTTTTACGTTTCCCTGTGACTGTTGAAAACGCACCCAGCCACCGAGAAACTGCACGTTGAGATCCAGATATAGATGCTGCATCATCACTTACAACAATTGACAATCCATTGCAAACATCGGGCTTGTTTTCTTTATCAGGAAATTGAATCATAAATGCCTGAATTGAAATGGCTGGTATATCTGGAGCATCATCTAAAAGTTTGTCGTATTCTTCCCGAGACTTCATAAGAAACTCGACAACTTCTGAGCGGTGTTTCACATCGAGTGATATTTCCATATCAATAGATCTATAAAACTTAGACCACTGTACACACATAGCTGAGTGTGCCTCAGATAGAGGTAGAGATTGACTAAATTTCGAGATACTTGTTAATATACCCCCCAAAACATTCATGAAAGCAAAGAAATATTGAATGACCATTATATTGTTTTTGGTATCTTGAGATACATCTTCACTCCCACTCGGATTTAGAACAGCAAAACCACCGACACCCGTTATACTCGCTATAATTATACTAGGATAAGACAACCAATCATTCTGTTTCTTGTAGAATAGGCGTGCATGATTATGCAACCAGCGGTAACCAGCCGCTTTTTCAGCCCATTTTATAAGCAACTTTTCTTGTTTTTCGCACCATCCATCACAATGATCGACGGTGTTACTCATAACTTGTATTACACTGATATATTTTTCGCACATTCCCTGGCAAGTTTATCAGCTTCTTCATTTTTGGGGTTTCCATTGTGAGCCTTTACCCACTTCCATTCAATCATGAGGAAATAATCCCTTAATTCGTCTAGTTTAACCCATAATTCTTTATTCTTCACGTTTCCACCATTGGCAGTTTTCCATCCATTTTTCTTCCAATTGTGAATCCATGAAGTTATTCCCTGTTTTACGTAATTACTATCGGTACAAATACGTACATTTTTTTCGTTTATCATTTTAAGCTTTTCTAAAGCTTTTATAACGGCTGTCATTTCCATTGCATTATTTGTTGAATTACGTTTTGAACCAAACAATTTAAAAGTATCACTGACCACACCCCAACCGCCAGGTCCAGGATTTCCAAGGCAACTTCCATCGGTGTAAACTTCATACATACTTACTTATCATCTTTATTTTTTATATCCTTGTAATCGGATGCCTTCTTCGGAGTTTTACAAATCGTATCACCACAATGGTCTCTATTTTGATAAATCGAGTTAATAGAGGTTGAAATTTCGTTACATGTTTTAAGACTCCATCGACCCAATAAGGGTTTATCCGTTTTTAAAAAGATATCAAAAAAGCGTCTTATCATTATCCATTATAAGAGGCTTATATTTAAGTAAATAAAGAGTTGGATTGACATTATTTAAATGAAAGTAGAGATCTCAAATGCAGATCTTATTGATCGAATCACAATATTAGAACTGAAAATGGAATTTCTAAGAGGAGATGAAATTTTAAGAGAACTTCAAAAAGAATATGACCTTCTTACACAACATGATATAGATACTCCTCATAAAGAAGAACTCAAAAATATAAATAGAGGAATTTGGGAATTTCGAGATATGAATCGTTTGTTACACAGTAATGAATGTTACAATCAAACATTTGTCGTTAACGCGAGAAGAATTATAGAACTAAATAACGAAAGAGTAAAAATTAAACATCTTATTAATTCTGAAACTAATTCTTACATCATGAACCAAAAGGGTTATAATACACCTATATCTACACCATCTCCATCTTATAATTCATTTGGCTCTCTCACAAATCAATTATTTCTGTAGACTCACTTTGATAAGGTGATCTATTTTGTCAAGTCTACGATTCGTCTTTTCAACAAGTCTTTTGATTTTAGTCCTTTCTTCTCTTATGTATCTCGGAAAGTTCCAACCACCTATCGACTTTGTAAGAGAAATGGTATCAATACCTGTATAGATATGATCCAAGTACTCCCTAAATCTCAACATAAACATCCGTATGTACTGTTCTTCAAAGACTGTGATAAATTTTTTGGATCGTAATCCCAATGACGGTGGTTCAATGTTATCACAGTTATTGTAGAAAACGTATGTCAATGGTATGTCACCAAAACGTTTACGAAACTTGCTCTCTTCCACACTGTTTATACCATATGAAGCACACAAAATATTATCAAGATGACCTTTGAAATCAATAAAAATATTATGCATGTCCATGCTTTTGGAAAACTTTGCAGATTTTCCAAAAGCGTGTTGAACGTTTCTGAAACAGTGATAACTCAATGTAGATAAATTGCATGTCTCTTTTCCAAGAGTATACCAGAATAGATCTGGGTCATCTTTGTATGTTAAAAACTTATTTGTAAAACTGAGAATGTGATCAGCCACATCTCGGTTTAGAGGAAGTTCGTGAACGACCCCGTGAAGTGAAGTATCTCGAATTAATGAATCGGGTATAGACATTTTGAATTGTCATTCATTAATTGGGGGTTAACTTAGGCTATTGTTTTACTATAATTATAAATATTCTACTTTCGTACCTTTCGGGAACTTAGTGGGCGAGACCTTCTTCTTGTTAGGTGAGACCTTCTTCTTTTTAGGTGAGACCTTCTTGGGAGGGGAAGTCTTTCGGATAGGGACTGGGGCGGGTCGAGGCCGCACAGCTCGTTTCTTAGCCGCTATTGTCCGTTTAATTAATTGGTCGACATTGAGAACATTAGTTGTAGCTATTTTGTTACTAAGCTCTTTGACGTCGTTATTTATGGATGGTTTATATTTGTTTATCCATACGGTACCGTACGCATTTGTAATTTTTTTACGAAGATTCTGCATTGGTTTGTATTTTTCAATCATCCTACATAACTGGGGTACAGTCTCCTTGTTTGTACGTTTGATTTTAAGTGCATCGACAATCTGTTTGAGTTTTTCCTTTCTATACGTTTTGCATATACGATTACTCAATCGGAAAGTATTGTTCTTACCAGTGACCTTCATATTTGAATTACCAACCTTGATGGAGTTGACAACTGGATTAACACGCTGAATCATAGAAATCATTTTACAAATCTCAGCAACTGTGTTTCTTTTACTAACACCTACAATACCCATATCCCGAGCAGCCTTTATAACAACCTCCTTGGGCAGACGCCTGCATAAAATACCATTGATTTTCAACTCTTGCTTATTAGTCATAGCTACGTTATATTTCTTAACCGGGGGTGTGGAAGGAGTTGTCTTACGCTTAGATGTTTTCTTTGGAATCTTGTAACAACAATCAAAACCCTGTGGGTTTTTACGTGCAGCAAATCCCTTCTTGCAGGGAGGAACACGTAATTTGGGGCATGTAGACTTTTTACCTTTTACTGCACGTTTAACAGGTTTATATAAAAGACCTGTTGAGAGGAACTCACCACCCTTATTGAACTTTTTCATGAGTTGTGTACCCTTCTCATAGGCGTCAATGAGATCATCTGGGTTGGAAATACCGAGAATTTGGACTATACCATTTTCAGTGAGGTTATAGTTGAATCCTTTGTAGTCTATGTAGACTATAGGAGAAAGCTCTGGTTCATAACTAGAAGTTGGTTCGATTCCATATTGAGCAACAGCTAAGGGAGATACTATACGTTTCATGCTACGAACTTTTGCGTTTACTTTGAACTGGCCACTAATATTATTGTAAAACGCTGGATTGTAGAGGAAAGACTGACCATCGGTATAATTATCTACGATGTACTTTTTAATGGCATCAGGTTGTTTGGTTATATTCTTAATACCAAAAAATCCACCCGAATACCTAATTTTACCATTTCTGTATACAGTGAAACTAATACCCTTTTCCTCTGTGGAATTGAACATACGGGCCTTGAAATCAACCGCCGAGAATTGAATTCTATCTATATTACCCTGCGATCCTTGTGCACTCTTTCTGAAACCAGTTTGAAATCTTCCGTAAAGACCACGTATTTCAGTTACTTGAATATTTATATCCCCAACAAGAGTCCCCGCTGGACGCATGGGTTTCCTCAAGATCTTTTTGAGATCTAATCGAGCTTCCTTGTCAAAATTTTTATTGACGGTTACATTGAACATACCCGGTTTTAACGCGTCTATAACAAAGTCTTCTTCGTTTAAGAACTGTGCAAAATTACCATACTCTGAAGTATTCTTTTCCTTCAAGTACTTGTTGAGTTTATTAGAGTCAACCTCCATAACGCTTTCAAGTTCACGGGCAAAGTTATTATTGTTACTGTTACTGTTACTGTTACTGTCGGTTCTAATTTCAACATTTGAATTTTTTACGAATCGTCGCATACCCTGGACGTCCATGTTACTATACAAGTGGATTTTTTTTAGTAACCGTTTCTGAGTATATCTTCATTGTCATCGACCACATCGACACCGTAGAACACCGGTTGTTTTCTGTAGGAGCGACCCTTATAGGTCACGGCCTCTTCGCGTACATCGACCCCATAAGAACTGAAAGGACCCGCGTATGTATCCGGATTGAATCTCGGCTTTCCAAGATTGAGTGTCTGTGTGCAGTGAATAGTGTACGCTGGAGTAAACACCTGCTGTGGCACGAAAAGATTTGTTCCCCGATCTACTGCACTGCTCTCTAGGAAATTTGTCAGTGAGCTTGTAACCATGGCGACCTGTTTTTGGATCTTTTTGAAATAAGCTGGTACAACTGCCCATGCATCCTTGTCTGCATACTTCTGTCCATATTCAATGTATGCACGAATACACTTCATGAGAATCGCTGGAATTTCACCCGCCAATTTATTATTGAGGTGAGGGTCAGCATCTTTATCCTTTACCTGTTTAGGGAAGTCAAATACCAATAAACGTCGAAGAATAGAACCGGATGCATCTTTGTAGTCAGGAAGTTCGTTACCAGCCATACAACCTGGTGTAGTCCACTTGATAGACTTAGCCTTCTCATGCTTTACTGCCACACTCACATCTTCTCCACTAATAATCGACTGAAGCTCTGCCTGATTAAGACTCATGTTAGACTTACACTCTGGAGCAATAAACATAAATCCATCGTAAATCGCCGAAAGACCGAATTGTTTCTCAGAGTTGGAGCTTAGTGTTTTAACATCTTCAGCTTCGTAAAATTTCTGGAAAACATTTGTTAAAAGGGTACTCTTCCCCGTTCTCGCAACACCCTTACAATACATAGCAATCTGCCAACCATCAAGATCACCAACATCGTAACAGAGGCGACCACTCATAACATACATCCACCTAGCTACGTTTTTATCAAAACCTTGGTAGTCAAGGATACTTTGAAAATAAGGTGTAGGGATGTCCCACCAGTCCTCTATGTGTTCATATGCCTCGAACACTTGATCGAAATACTTACAGCTTACAATAGTTGGATCGAGACATTGATATTCTTTACTATCGTAACTATAAAATTTAGACCTGTACTTACCAGTTGTAGGTATATACTCCTTACCTATTAAGAGTCCATTTTTAAAGCTCCATACATGCCTGTTCTTTACTATCTCAGGAAACTGAATATCATAGCATTTTGATACATGACGAATGACGTCACTTATAGTTGAACCTCTGGAAGTAAGGTTCTCCCAGTTTGTACGATTCGTTTCTTTTTGAGAAAACATATAGAGTTCAGCTTCAATAGTTCTCACTGGTTTCCATGCACGTGTAGTGTAACCTTCAGATGTAACAATTTGTGTACAGCAGTATCCCTTGTAACGTCTAATATTATTGATGTACGTATGATTCAGGAAAGAGGTGAGTGATTGCTGGTACGGTGAAAGTGTGTCAATCTGTGATGTATTACATCGGAAAAGTGATGGATCAGATTCAGGTGCGATCAAGATCTTAGTGGGTTTGTTGATTCTATCATAAATACGTGTGTCTCGATGAACGATTTGGAAAGCATCGTCGATTTGTTCAATCACTCTATTAATACGCGAGGCAACATTCAACCCATCATCATCGGGTTCGTACTTATCGATCTCCAATGCAACTGCACGATGATAAATTTGTCCCATCTGTGTAATAAATCTCATGTGTGTTGTCGACACTTTCTCCAGGTCAACTGAAAACGGTTTACCGGTTTGCAAATTAATTTCATCTGCCCTGAAAAACTTGCGATAACCAAGTTCAAAAGATACTCGTGTATTATTCTTAGTCTGTAGTCCCCAGTTCTTTTCTTCATCTTCAATGACATTTAATAATTGTTCACTATCCAATGTTTGGATCTGATTTTTTATAATTTCCATATTCGATTGATGTTGGTCAGCATCTTCGGATATGAAGTGTGTTTCCATCCCTTAATTTACTAATAAAAGGCAGTTATTTTTAAGCCGATAATTTTCCAAGGATCTTTATAAGTATTTTATTTTGGGTTTGAACTTGCTGTACAAGTGCTACCAGGGCACTACATACAGTATCACCATCTGGGGTTGTGAGAATATCAAAAAGGTCGATACCCGGTTCATCATCCTCCATGAAAATTTCATCATCTTCTTCTTCTGGGAGGATCTCACCTTCCTCAATTTCAGGTTCTTGGTCACTCGACATTTGAGGTATACCAAGAAAAGACCAATGTCTATTTTTCGCATGTGCGGTATCAGGCCAAATTAAAATGTTGCTATATATTACAAACAACTCTCAAAATGGCCGGTGGTCTTATGCAATTGGTCGCCTACGGCGCACAGGATGTCTATCTGACTGGTAACCCCAAGGTTACTTTTTTCCAGGCTGTCTACAAGCGTCACACTAACTTCGCGATGGAGAACATCGAACAAACTACAAACGGTAACCCTTCCAACAACGGCCGCATCTCCGTGACTGTTGCCCGTAACGGTGACCTCATCGGCGACATGTATGTCGAGCTTTCTTCCCTGTCTTCTCTCGCCACCGCTTCCGGTGCCGCGAATGACTGCAACTGGGTCGCCGAGCGTGCGATCAAAACTGCCGAATTATCAATTGGTGGTCAGCGAATTGACAAGCACTACCAGCGTTGGTGGCGCATGTACTCCGAGCTTTACCTCGACGAGTCTAAGAAGGCTAACTGGGGTAAGCTCACCTCCGGTAAGGGTCAGGTCTTCCTCCCCCTTATTTTCTTCTTTAACCGCAATCCTGGACTTTACCTCCCACTAATTGCTCTGCAGTACCACGAGGTCCGTGTCGATTTCGATTTAACTGATGAGTTTGAGAACTATTTCAATACAAACAACTTCAAGGTTTGGGGTAACTACGTGTACCTTGACACTGAGGAGCGTAGGCGTTTTGCGCAGAAGGGTCATGAGTACCTCATTGAGCAGGTTCAGCACACTGGCGTCGATGCCCTCACCGTCGGCCAGACCAAGCAGGTCCGCCTCTCGTACAATCACCCTATCAAGGAACTCGTGTTCGCCGCGTCTGCCGCGTCTTCCACTCGTTCCAAGCTTTGGA